GGGCTCGGCAAAACTGCTGGCGACTTCATGGGTCGATTCACTCAGCCGTTTGTTACAAAGCAAATCTTTGACATGTTCGATTTGATTCGTGGCGACGAAGCTGTGATGGCACGTGATCCGAATGTGTTGTCTGCTGAAACTGGTGCTGGTCGTGCTGCAGAAGCTGCTGTACAGCGTGTGCAATCTAAGCTGCCTGTTGTCAAAGAAGAGTTGGCACCAGCTATTGTCAGGTTTAAGGAACAAGAGACACCATCAAAGGAAGGCGAATTCTTCAATCGACTCGTTGGCTTTAGAACAACGACAAGCCGAAGCAATGCTGAAGAAGAAATTATCAGGCATAGCACAGACTTGTACAAAGTGTATGGACGTCCTAGTGGTGACAAAGAATTTGATCGCATGTACATCCAGAACACCAACAAGTATGCGCTCGACTTTGTTGATGGAGCGATTCGTCGTCCTGACTACAAAGATGGCACAAGCGAAGAAAAGAAAATGATGATTGACAACGCCATCAAGAAGGCTGTTGAAATCTCTAAGGATACGACAGAAGGAACATTTCAAGAGAAGTTTCCTGACAAAATTGATCGCATTCGTTATCTGCGTCTGTCAAGCGAAGAGAAGAAGATTGTTAACCAGCGTTATGCCCGTGATCATGGTGGCAGGACGATGGAGGAAGACAAAGCCTATGACTTGCTTCCTAACTACAGCGACTTTGGAAATGTTAAGTTTGCCAAAGGCGGCATGGTACAACAGATGACTAGCTTGTTCGGGAAACACTCATGGGCTTGATCAACAAACTCACCAGCAAAGTAGCCAGCAAAGCTCTGACAAAAGCTGCACCGAAGGTGGTGTTGTCGCTGTCAGAGCAGATGGCAGAGGAAGCAGCACCGGCAGCACCAGTTAAGAAGGCTCTGGTAGCCCCTAAAAAGGCTTCTAAGGCTGTGAAAGCAGCAGAGCCTAGCCCACCTACGTCAACGCTTGCTGACGAGCCTGTAGAGGCTGCTGCCGATGAGCCCGTTGTGCTGTCGTTGTCTGAGCGCATGGCTAAGGAAAGCAATGTTGCTGCAGAGGCTGATGAATATAAAAATAAGTTACTAGATACTTTGCCATTTATGAAGAAGTTTCTGAAGGTTGCGGATTGGGCACCGAGTGATGAACAATGGTCATCAGCAATCGATACTGCTTATTCCGTAATGCAAAAAACTGGCGATAAAAAAGTAGCAGGTAAAGCGTTACAAGATCAATTGAATAATGATTATGCTTTAAGCAAACAAAGTAGTATTAGTTCACAGACCGATAAAATGTTGTCGGCATCGGAACCTGTAGCGGTAGCAGAGTCTAAATACAACTTCCCCAACAAAGCTTTCAGCGACGAAGACTACGCTGCTGCTGAAGCCTATTTGAAGGACAACAGCACTGCCAACGTCTTCAACGCGAAGAAGCTTGACGACGAAGCCTTCGCTAATGAGCTTCAAAGCACGGCAGCATGGCTCAAGGGCATTCCCTACAAAGAACAGCCTCCGTTGCCGTATAAGCCGAAGGACTATGTTCCGTCTGAAGAGGTTGGTGCTGACTTCAAAGCAAAGCCGATGGTGGACGTTGAAGATGTTCCTGAGCCTCAGGTTGCCTCTGAGTTTCTTAGTGGCGACTTAAAGAGCTTCATCAAGACAAAGCAGCGCAACGCTGTTCTTGAAGACATTCGCAAATATCGGGAATACAACTATTCGCGTATTAAACGCATGCCAGATACTGAGAACTTTGACGATGTTGTCATTGGTGTTGCTCAAGGAGACTTCAGAGGTAAGTATGGCAGGGAAGCCGATCTAAGCACTCGCAAAGATAAGCGATTGCTTATGAAGACGTTGCAGGCAAAGCAAGAGGAACTAGACAGCCTTCGTAGGAAGCATGCTAATGTTCCTGCCAAGGTGCTATATCACGGCAACGTAAAGTCGAACATTGAGGCAATCAAAGAATCTGGCTTTGCTAGACCTTCGACGTTTACAAGTCAGCACGATGAGCTTAATGTTGGCGCTCCGTCGTTGACAAGTGATGTCAATCTAAACTTCACCAGCACCAGATTCGGTGGCAAAAACCCTGAAAAGTTTGTCTCATATGAGATGCCATATGCTGACTACGTGTTCTCACGTGTCAACATGTCAACAGATCAATATGCGAACAAAGACCTCAACACCATTGCTAGGTCAATCACTGGTGTTCCCGGTAGGGCTCGTCCGTTAAATCTTCCGAGAGCAGACATGTATGAAACAGAGTCTGCGATGCCAGAGATGGACAAGATGCGTAGGCGCTCTGATGTTCAGACGCAGATGGAAATTGCTGAGAAGATTCCTCAGTATGAGAAGTATAGAGAGCGTCAGAAACAAGCTGGTGAAAATCTCAACAAGATTGTTTCTGACACTAAAGATACGATGACTCAAAAGCAGGCGTTAGACACCTATCGCAATGCTAAAGAATATCTGTATGCCATCTCCAACATAGGCAAGCTTACGACAGCGAAGACGGGTATGGGTCACAGCTATGGTAGTGCCATTGCTCAGTTGGAGTTTAAGGCACCAGTGTTTAAGCGGGCAGCAGATGTGTTGCGACAGAACAACGCTACAGAAAAAGCTGACAATCTGCAGCAGCTATACAATCTTGTCAACGTAAGCGACACCGATACGAAGGCTGCAGGCAAGGTCGTTGCTCTCACCGACAAATTTAACAAAGGCGGCTTAGTAAGCCGCAAATAACTATCGCGGCTTATTCTGCTGAATGCGATAGATGTTGTCGAAGTAGGCGCAATTGAAACCACGCTGCCACTCCTTCCCTTTCAAGCTGTCGATGTTGTACTTGCTGGCAATCCAGCCGCGAGAGAAAGCGTAGTAGCCTTCTTGAAACGCGAACATCGACTCTTTCGAGATGAAGTGGTCTTTGTCGAAATATGATTTCATATCATTTCCCTCAACTGTGAAATTGGAAGGTTGTAACAGTCTGCTTTGATAACGTATTTGTTATCAGTATCCAATTGACCTTTCTTCATAAACACAGCGTCTTTGAAGAATCGATCTTTGTCGATTACACCACACCACCATGCTGTAGTCAAATCTTTTTTGACACGTACAAACGCATAGACGTCACAGTCTTGAGTGGTGTTGAAGTTGGCAACGCTGTTGCTGTAGTGCGGCAGGGGTGGTACAGACGTTGACTTTGATTTGACGTCTATCCTTATCCCATTGGCAATGATGTCATAGTCAAATGTGTTTACATGAATAGCATTGAATGACTGCTTCTTAAGCACATGCATTGCCACTTCCTCACCAATAAAGCCAACGAGATTGCCCATTCCCATTGTGATGCTATTCTTGAGCGTTCCCATTTCCTTTACTTTTTTTCTGGCTCTATTCACCATTACATTCGTTATATTAACTTCAATCGTCATTGAGTTTGGCTCGTTCAAAGAACTCACCGAGATAGATGGTGAAGAACGGAATCTTGATGAGAAGTCCTACGTAGCACAACAATATTGTTTCTTTGTCGTCTTCGCTAGTCTTTCCAGCACGATAGCAAATATCTTCGTTATGTTCAATGTCAATACCAAAACCAAAACGTGGGCGAACAAGAATATCCATATCATCTTCCTAAAAAGCCGTCGAGGTTTCCCTGCGACGGCTCTGTTATATCACTGACGTATTACCGAACGGGGCATGCGCCAGAAGCGCAATCATCCTCAAGGCCGATATTAGCCTCATCGACTTTAGTAATCAGTCGTGTGGATGCAACCAGATGGTTGTACTCTTCCTCTGTAATTTCAGTTAGGGGCGCTTGCTTAAAACCGTGCTCGCTATGAAGAAGGAACGACAGGCTCTTATGAGAATTCTTGTAATACTTCTTCAAGTATTTACGAATCTCAGGAAGCTCTTCTTTTCGATAGTAGACGGTGCAGCTAACGCTGTTATCACTCCAGTTTTCCTGCAACCACTTAATCGTCTCAAGCTGATCAAGCGCTGTCATGTCCTTAGCCAGCACAGCATGATCGGGATGACGGAACGGGAACGACACCACCACCGTGCTGTGATCTTCGCTGCCGTCGAAGTTCTGCTGATACTCAACGTGATAGCCGTGATCGCGACACACTTGCACCAGCGGATGGTTGCTGCTGATGCGGATACGACGAATCATATACCGAGCATACGCAGGGTGGCAACCGGGAGTGACACCGGGCAGCAGAGACAGCGTACCGGAAGGCTTCACCGTTGTCAGCTTCACAGACGGAGGAAACTCGTTGTCATAGCTATATTGCTTATCAAACTCACGAAGCTCTTCGTATGCCTTACGCAGCCAACTCTTCTGTTCGTCAGTGCATTGCATGACACCAGTGATGCCGATGCCCATACGCATGTTCTTGTGAACAATCTCTTCCGTCGCCTTCAGATGGCAAGGCAACGCCAGCGAATGCTTGTTGATGCGATAGAGCAGCTTTGCAATGTCGATGAATTCTTCATAAGACTC